TATGATGAATATTGTCACACCTGTATTGGAAAAATCCATGGTGTTGGCTTGTGAATATTCGAAAGCGTGTGGAAGAGATATTGTTCTTCCAGAAGACATCGAGTATGCAAGTAGGTACTGTGCCATGTACACAGTTGGAAATGATATTGGTAGTATTTTTCCTGAAATTTATAACGACCAAGACGATGACGAAGAAGATGAAATTGAAGAAGTTGACGATGCTGACTGCCCCCCGTTTACTAGATATTCGGGAGGAGATCTAAAATTTATTCATATAAATGAAGCCTATGATAGATGGGATTCATGGCAACCCCAAAATCCGACAGAAGTCATGTTAAAAAATGCTATTAATAGTAATGGACCCAGTGGGATGGACTAATAGTGAATTTAAAGTTATTGATAATGACTCAGAAACAGACAGTGATACAGATTCTGATACAGAGTCTGAAGAAAACAATCAGGGGACAAGGGGTTATTCTGTACAAAAGTACAAGAAAATCTTAGATGAAGTTGAATTGTTACCAGAATAATTTTCTATACTTACAATAAATGTCTAACGCCGCTCTCGAAACTGTTCAGGTTCTCACTAAGGAGCTCCAATCCCAGTCTCTCAACTCTGTTGTCGCGGGGTTTTCCTTCGCGGCTGCCATCTCTTGGCTTGATCTCGTTCGTTGGGCTATCAACCAGATTGTCCGCGTCCAGAAGAACGGTGGCCTCCACTATGGTCTCACCGCTCTGTTCACGACTCTCCTCTCCGTCGTTGTGTACCTCGTGATCGCTCGCTTCTCTCCCGGTGTGAAGAAGCCCATCGCTCCCGTGTACGCTGTCACTCGTTAAGTTTTCTTACGTGTGATGACCAGAGTAAGCATACCAAAAAATAAAATTATAGAAATCAAGACGTATTGTCTCCATCTATACGGATCCTCAAAATCGGGGATGCTTATAGGCGGTGGTAAAACCCCAACATCTGGTGCAGTATGCTTAGATATTGCTTTAAATTTTCCCGTATTACACTCAATCTGAAATTTCAGAACATGTTCCTGATGCCTGAAATCGTATGGAATCATTCGACCTTGACTCATGTAATAAAACTGTATATGTAAACTCTTAAGACCCTTTTGAGACCCAGAGAAGAACGTGTGTTCAACAGGGTCATCTGAAATGTAATTTACATAGGAACCATTGATCAATATCTGACCGGTATAAAAGGGTTCTCGAAGATAAACATCTTTATTGAATGTCTCAGAACCTGTACCTATACGCAGTAGAAATGCATTTGGTCCTTCAAGGTTAATAGATCCACTGGTGTATGTACCATTAAGTGGTATAGTTATATTCTGCGGAGGTAGACCAAATAATTGATGAGGAGTTGTGTTACTCGATGACACAAGATTAGATACCGTATCATCTGTTCCTGACATGTAACGGGCATTCGTACCGTCACCAAATTCTATAACCTTCGCGTCGTTTGCATTATTTGTGTATGTAATTGTATTTGTGTTTGAATTATATGCAGCATCTATGTTAATGTCTTGAAGTTCACCATCTATGAATGTCGCTAAATCAAAACCATCATTAAAAGAACGGTTTGGTAACAATATGCTTTCATGTTCGGTAGAATTGTCAATACTAAAGGTATTGTTACGGGCGTGAATCAATGTTTGACTGTTTGGTATACGAGCGGAAAGAAGAGTGATTTTTTTAACATCATAAATTTCATTCTTCAGATCGATTATATAATCGTGCGGGTCTGGGTATTTCGAATAGTCGCGTTCACTACTATCGATTTCTAAGGTATGGACCTCCATTAAAATTTGCGTATATAATTTTAATGGGTGTTTTGATTTGATATATTTATGATTTAATTAATGGTCTTGCTGAAAGGGTTGTTCGCAAGTTGGTTCTTGGCTATATCTAATCCGTTGCCTGCTACACGGGGATTGATGTTACCCTTGTAAGGATTAAGCTCAACGTACGGATTCTTTTTGTAGTGTTGCATCCATCCACCGTTAGCACCACCTGTGCGTCCGTCAATTCGAGTCTTATCGTGACGAATAGTGGTAAGAGCACCATGTTGATTGACGGGTTTCTCACGCACATTCATACGACCAGGATTACCCGCCCTATTTGGCTTGGCACGACGCTCGTCGGGGCGAATACCATAGGCGATCTGTTGTTCAACACTATATCCGGACTTATTCATACCTTCTGTATTCAGAAGAGTAGCAGGTGCTACATCATAACCACCATGAAAGTTCGCAATACCAGGGGCTGGGTTATTCACATGCATAAATTGAGAATCGTGTACATCACCCTTATTACGGGTGGGAAGCTGAGGTATGGCCTGAGCTGAAATGAAACGTTTACCAGGGGTTTTGTCGAGGCCATCAGTCCGGTGACCGGTTTGGGCTCTATTGGTATTTCGCATAGCTTTTTGATGAGAAGCACGAGGCACCGTACCACTCATTCCCTGAGCACGACCAAATACTGGAGGACGACGCTCGGGAAGGTACGCAGTTTTTTCGGGTTGATTGTGAGTTAATTCACCAATTTCTGCTCGGCGACCACCCTTGATATCAACAGCGGGGCCCGAACGACCCGGTAATGTTGTGAGACGGTATGCTCCTGTATTTACAGGATTGACACGGAAAAGTTGTTGGTAACCACCAGCCGATTCAACGTTAGTTCCAACACCTAGACCTGGACCAACAAGCTTTTGTTCAACGGGTGAAAGATTATTCATACGACCTTGATCGTAAAGACGTCCACGCATCTCTAAAAGCTCCTGACCACCCGTACGGCTTTGGGGGGCAATAACAGAAAAGGAATCGACTTCAGTCTTCCTATCTTTGAAAGGGTCACTGAACTCGATTTCTTCGAATTCAGTTTCAAATAGTTCTGGCTCCTCTCTGACAACTTGTTTAGGTTGTTCTGGAACTTCGCTCAGTTTTCGACCAGCGTAGATTAGTCCGGCAACTGCCAATACAGAAACTGGATCTGCCATTCTTACTTGAAACCAATATTTTTATTGTGGTAAATACCTTTGGTTAAACATACTATTCTGAACATACGCACGTGTGCTGAGAGGTTCATAAGTTCGGGTACGAAGAGGAACCTTGCACGCGGTATTATTTAGTGGGAAATAACCACTCTCATGAGGAGTGACTATAACCTTATTGAAACGTGTCGTCGCTTGGGGGCGAAGCTGATCACTTACTTCGATAAAACGAGCTGGGGAACCCTTACCCGCCATATAAGGAGCGGTACCATAAACCATAGTAGAGGGACGGGAGGAGTAATTTAATGCACTAGGTTGAGGGTAAACAAAAACTTCTTCATCAGCCCTATTGAGAGGAGGGGCACCACCACCTGAAAGAATGTTTAGTCCTGGTTGGAGCTGATACGCCATATTACTATTACTTGAGAAAATTAAGCTACATGACCTGCCCGTAAGCCAGATCCTCGATGCATACCAGACCTCTTATCACCCGCAGAATCTAAACCACCGAACGCTTCCAACTGAACACCCCTTGCATTAGGGTTGCAGTATGTGCTATCAGTCTTACAAGTAGGACCGAGTTTCTTACCGTAACACCATTCAGCGAACCCAGTTTGATCACCAACAGCCGCAGTTACGGGATTGGAAACAAATTGTCGGGCCATAGCATTGGCTTGATACGCAGGTAAAGCTGTCCTGGAACGACCAGGCATGTACTTTGTGCGATTTTCTAATGAATTGCTAATTTGATTTTTGACAGAGGAATGATAACACGCGGAGGGACGATCGGGGCGATCCGTGAAATCGGATAATAACATGTTACCCATAGGATTATCGTCCGTAGGCATGACACATGTAGACTCCGCATTTTGTTCAATTACTGTAGGTCTAGCGTGACCCTCCTTAACCATTCCAGAGTTGTACATAACGTACAGAACGCCTAAAACGGTAGCCGCTAAAACGAAGATTCGGGGGTCACGACGAATAAGATAGATAAAGCACGCGGCGTAGATGATGAATCGTGAAGCGGCATTCACTCGTTCCTCCGCCGTCTGCTTGTTCGTCGGCCAGAACTGCAAAACCTTTTTATGGTCAATGAGTTCCTGTGGATTGTCAAACCAAACCATCATTTATATATGACTGAGTTTATTTTTTCAACATAGAACTAAACATGTTCATAAGTGCCTTTTCGTCGATTTCGCCGTCACCATTCTGCATCTTTTCGGCACAGTCCTTGGCGACAGATTCTATGACAGAGAGTGTCTCTTGGGGGATTGCGGTAATAGTGGTACCAAGCATATACAACGTTTGGAGATATTGCCAAACAGCATTCTTAGTACCGTCGGACATCTTATCCGACCAGTAATCCTCGATGTTTAGGTCCTGAAGAAACTCAATACCCTTAATATCCTCGAGGAAGAAGCTTTCGTCTCGCTGAGTAATCTTCTGGGCATACGCCCCTACACCACCCATATAGGCTTCAACACACTTACGAGGATTTGTGGACTTGAGAAGATCAAAAGTAGTCATAAACTTCTTGATTCCCTTCTCATCGGGGAAAGTTTTATGCAATTCCACAAGAAATTGACCCATCATATCATTGAATGCAGATACGGAAGCCATTTTATACTATGTATATTATTTTTATCTTTAACTTTAAAAAGGTTCACTAGAAATGACCTCCTTTTGTGCTAAACCATTCGCCACGATGAAATAAACCATGATGGCGTTGAGTACGGCTGGTTTAACGTAACTACTATTAGGGAGTTTGTCTTCATTATTAATTCTAGACTTTGCGTGAATATACCCTGCTGTAATAAGGGCTGCTATAAGTCCTGCCCACACGGGGTCTCGGAGATAGTCTGAGAGTTCCATTTAATAATAGGCAACTTTTTTTGTTCTCTGGTCAGCGGCATCATCAAACAAAACATCGTCATCTTCGCCTGCCATTTCGGGCTGACGTTGAGGTTCTGGGTCGAGAGATTGTACATTTTGGATTGTCTTAAATTCGTTAGCTAATCCACTTGGTTGTGTAGTAGGATCCAGGTCAGGAGACGGTTCGGGTTCCGTCTCAACAATAGGAGGTTGTTCTGAATCGAGAGGGGTTTCTGGGTCTGTTTCCTGGGGCATTTCATTTGTTTCGTCATATATATCTGGGTCCTCTGTATCGGCAAGTTGCTCCTCGTCGTCGATATTAATTTGGTTACCATCTGGTGACATGTACGTCTGTAAAATCTGTTGAACGGGAATCAACTGTTTTACAGTGTTCTCGATGCACACGGAAATGCGTATAGCGAGTTTATCGTCGCGGATATGCTCAGATTGTTCTTCATGGTAAATGTATGGATCACGGTATAACTCTTTGGCAACATTGTCGTAACAGGATTGAATGAAGACCTCATTGGTAGGAACTTTCAATGAAATTTTCTTGTTCTCAGCCTTGAGACGAACAGAAGAAAGAATTTTCACACAACTAACAAACACAGCGGCGAGCAAATCATTGAACCATGCACAACGATCAGTGATGTTATCACTGTGACGTTTGGACATAGCATTACTCCAGTTTGGAACTTCCTTTAGCAGATTTTGGTATTGTATAAGAACCTTGCGTCCCTTGGACATCTTGTGAGCTTCTTCGTACATTTCAGCAAATACTTCGATCATGGGTGGAGCCATGACCTGGCAAAGAGCCGAAAGGTATTCCTTTTTAGCTTCTACTAGAATTCCAAGTGGTTCAGACATGGTATACTATAGGAAGATACAAAATTTATTATAAGTCCTACGCACCACCGCTCCTGTACTTATTAGCCATCTTTTTGAGATTTATGAACGATGGTAAGTCTGTGTCATCAGAAACGGTTGTGGTATGTATTTTATTTTCACGTTTAGGTAAACCCCACGTGATACAAAGATCTATGGAAGTGAGGACTTGAACATTAAAACCCCCCAACTCTAACTGCCTTTTTAGATATGTACAGGCCTGGGAACGATCATATGTTGGAAATCCAAAAACAACTGCAGGAACACGCAAGAATACACACTTACCACCCAATTCCACCGTGTGTCTTATCTTTCTACAAAATTGTTCATGGATTTTCTTATATAATTCCTTCTTATTCCTTTTTCTGTTCATCTCAATGCCCGCAATATCAGATGCATTGATCATTACAATTACTGTAATTTATTTTTTGCCGCTTGTAACTCGACTCCTGTTATCTCCACCTTTTTCTTAACGAGTTCATAATTGAAAAACTCTTTAGATTGAATATCAGACTGTTCATAAGGTGTGGTATCATTGGGAAGAACGACGTCAATAGGCTGCTTTGTGGATCCTATAACTTCGACCTTGGGTTTAACACGGATATCAACCGTTAATGTAAAACCCGATACGAAACTACCCTTAGATATAACCATAAACATACACCTGTAAAAGTAGTTACCCGTCTTAGGATGTTCAAATTTTTTAGCAGCAATAGTTTCAATGATGTAGTTGGGCTTTTTGTATTTTTTGGATACATGTTTGTTAGTAGCCATTACAAGTTCGTTCATTAAGTCGTGATTTATCTCAGCTTTCTTTTCAACAAATTCGTCTATGTTAACCATTTGTTCAATTTCAACTTCCCGCTGGGTTTTTTTTGTGACAGGGAAAAACAAAATAACCAGAGCAATCACCAACGCGGCGAGTATGTAAACACTGTTCATTATTATATATGCGTTAATTTTTTTCGAGAAATAAATGAAGTATCTATAAGATGTCTCTTCTGGTGTATAGCCCTAGCTGTCCTCATAGCATCGATATTATTGAATATGTTAAGAATAATCCTCAACTTAAACAGCTTGTGAAATTCCATAACATAAACACCCAGGGAATACCGTATAATTACAAGTCTAGTATTACACGAGTTCCCACTATGTTGACAAAAAATGGAAAACTATTGGTAGGTAAAGAAATAAAGAACTGGTTAATATCCCTCTTACCAAACAATAGTCTTCAACATCATGAATTTGGTGCATTTGGATCTTCTATGTCATCAATCGATGGTAAAGAGGATACCGATGATGCATTTAACTTAGATAACTATGGTGTATCTTTACAACCAGCAATGACCAAAGAGTTGGAAGAACGAATTAATCGCAGTGTCAACGATGCGTATAATAATATAAAGAGTTAAAACGCGTTTTTAGTAGCCATGAAACTTGTAACCATACAGGCCTCCGCTATAAAATCTACGTTTGAAGTTCTTAAAGATATACTCAATGATGTTAATGTATATTTCAAACCAGATGGTATGACTATCACTAGTCTAGATACTGCACGTGTAGCACTCGTCGATGTATTTTTATCGGCCGACAACTTTGATGAGTATGTATGTGAAAATTCTATCACGGCAGGTATAAATATCACAAATACCTTCAAGCTCCTTAAAACAATTACCAACAATGATGTATTATCTCTATCTGTATCGAGTAAAGAATTTATGGACATCGAGATTACAAGTGAGGCTAAGAAAACCACGACCAAGTTTCAACTTAAACTTCTAGACATTAATGAAAATAGGATAGAAGTTCCCAGTCAAAACATGACCACGGTTACTACCATGCAATCAGCTGAGTTCCAACGTATGTGTAGGGACATGTCTAATATTGGAACGATTATTGAGATAATCCGCGATAAGTCATTCTTGACACTCAAGTGTATGGGAGATTTCGCCAATCAAGACACAACAATTGAATGTGTTGACGAAAGCCCATACATTTCAGGGAGTTATTCTCTGAAGTATATGAATACGTTTACAAAGGCTACAAGTATGTGTTCAACTGTGCAGTTAATGCAAGAACCCGATAGTAAGTTTCTTATTTTGAAGTACAATGTTGCTGATTTAGGGGAACTTAAGTTTTACTTAGCTTCTAAGGTATCTGAAGACTCTTAATCGTATCTTCGTGAGTTGATACTACCTTTGTCATACCCAACGCATTAGTTAATTTAATTTTGGGTAACTGATCTTTTAGAACATCTTCTTCGTACCTCAAAAAATCATGAATAGATACATCTTCACCATGGAAATCACTTTTAGGACCCCCATACTTTTTTACCTTTGATGTAATATCACGTATAGGTTTATTATTGAAATCGAGTAAAGCGACATTTGTTAAAGGGATATTAAAACTCATTGAATCCCTAACGGCATATGGCCAATTTACTTCAATATTATTTGTAATAAACTTGTATTGCTTATTATTATACCAGTATTTGATACGGAGAATCACACGACTAACGTTTTCAGGAACTTTCTCCCCAATATGTGCATCATCAGACACATCCACCCAGTAAAAGTTTAGTATTTTATCATTCCAATACTTCGATTCCTTGTCCCAAAACCCACCTTCATCTATAGTATATTCTATTTCGTGATCTACACAGTATTCAAGCTCTTTACTTTCAATTTTAAAATCAGGTTTGTCAGTCATCCTGCGATACATACCATACAACCATATGATGACACTGCTTAAAAGATTACGAAGCATTTACTAGTAATGGAAGGTAACTTTTTAAGTAGGTACAAAAACAAATTAGACAATTGGACACGTCTAATAGAAGAGGAACCTCATAATAAAAATCGTTATCAAACCGATATGAGTGACTATATCATAAAGTGTATGCCATATATGAAAATGTATATAGACGAAAGCAAAGAACAGACAAGTACCGATAATGTGTTTAACGCAGTCGAGACAAATGGTATTCAAAGAAAGGATATTTTCACAGATTATTTGATAGATGTCGAAAAGAAGAATATATACAGGCATATACATAAAGATGAAGAGAAATGTCAATACTGTGCTTATAGTAACATCATTTATTTTCATAATACAAGTGATGCTGTATGTGATTCGTGTGGGATAGTAGTGTATACTATTACAAATGAAGAGCCTACATACAAAGAAGAACAGGAGTTGTTTGAGAAAATTATCAATTATTCCTACAAACGAGAAAACCACTTCAACGAATGGTTGAGTCAGTTTCAAGCACAAGAAATGACGACTATACCCAGCGAGGTCATAGAACAATTGCGCGCAGAACTAAAGAAAATGAAAATTAAAAAGGTTGAGGATATTACACATGCTAAAATTAGAGGACTCTTGAAGAAACTCAAATGGAACAAATATTATGAGCATGTACCTTACATAACTAATATACTAAATGGTATTAAGCCACCAAATATGCCACAAGAATTGGAGGAGCGGTTACGAATTATGTTTAAGGATATTCAAAAACCATTCGATGATAACTGCCCCAAGGATCGTAAAAACTTTTTGAGTTACTCATTTGTTTTGTACAAATTTTGTGAACTTCTCAGTGAAGACTCGTACTTAAGATACTTTCCCTTGTTAAAATCGAAAGATAAGTTGTATCAACAAGACGTTATATGGAAAATGATTTGTGTAGCTAATAAATGGGAGTTCATTCCAACGGTTTGACAATCTTTCTCACTTCGACTTTTTTTCCGGGGAATGGCGAGAAGTTAATGAGATAAGCACAATGTAAACCCGTTAAATTTAGATAATTTAGTGCTTGTGTCTCAGATTGATCAGTGAGTGATTTTATAGTCTTAAATTCGAGTACTTGTTCATTATTGATGATAATGTCGGCTCGAAGATTTCCTATAACATGACCCTCGAATGATATAGGTATTATTCTTTCAGACTCGTAGGCAATACCACTTTTTCGTAGAAGAACTTCCATGGCGTTGTGATATACACGCTCACTGTAGCCAGGTCCAAGGGTTGTATAAATTTTAGTGGCCAGAGCTTCTATGTCCATTAAAATTCATGATGGTCTATCCTTTATATCAAAGGTATATCTTATACGGAACTACACAATTGTAGCGTCGATGAATCTTTTTTGTTTCGTCATTTATATATTCTACAAGTTTCACCACCAGATTCTTATGTTCGGTATACTTCGTCTTATCTAAGATATATTGACGAAGTAAGTCACCCGCTGTATCTATAAACATTTGGTGAATGTTTCGAATGTCCCTATTTTTCTCCCGTAGTTTATCTCTGCGTTGAAGTTCTCGTTTGAAGTTGAATTCGGGTATATCATTTAACATATAATTCACCCGCAACCACAAATTTTCATTGTCGTATATATCGTCATAACGATAATTCAAATCATGTACTAAATCTGAAATTATCCTTCTTATACGAAACATGAAAGGATTGTGTTGTAGTTCATAAAAATCGGGTACACCTCCACACGGTATATCACCGTGTTCTCGACTCGTAAAATGTTTATTTTTGAACTCCATGTAATGAGGGTTATGTATTCTACCAGTTTCTATACGCCCAGTTGTCCAGCTAAAAGCTGTATGACAATCTATACACCACATCTGTCCACAACCATCTATTTTGTAAATCATTGTTCCACATTTAGGACATGGTTTAGTATCCCTTTTTAATAACTTCATTGTCTTTACAGAGTCGGGATTGCATACGTGATCTTCTTCTTTCAATTCGTTGCATTTACTACAAAATGTGTTTTGGCACAATCCACAATACCAATTTTCATCGATGAACCCTTTACAATTTTCCTTTGGACATTTTCTAGTCAACTTAGATTGTGACGCAACAACGTGAGTTCTCCTACGCAATCTACTAAGCTCTTCAAATGATTGTGTCATTTCAGTATTTAACTGTATTAAATCCACGAAACCCCTTCGTTGCTCCATCGTGACTCCTTGTGAAGTGTACGTATTATGAAGTCTTATAAGACGTACACGCTGTTCATCTATGCGTTTATTCAACTGTCGCATTTGAATTATTCGCTCAACTTCGGGTTGTGTTTCGGGCATCTGAACTTTCTCTCTATCAAATAATACATTTTCCCTATGAGTTTTATATAGAGTGTTCCTAAAATGTCGTGTACAGAAACTATCTACAAATTCTCGATTCCATAAATTTTTACATTTGAAACAATGAGGATCTTCTATAGACGATAATAAATACGTCTGACAACACGTCTTACATGCAGACAAGTCACAAAAAGGACAAGTAACTTTTTTGTGATTTGTCTTGTTAAAAATCTCACAACATACACCACAAACGTCCATTAATTAAAGATTAGCTTAAGTCTTTAACTGTTTATTTGGAAGTTCCTTTTGTGCATTGTTGTATGCTTTCAGAACCTGACCCACAGTTGTCGCCTTTTGAATACGACTAGTGAATATCTTCTTTCGGTTCTTTGGTATCTTAAAGTTTCGACTGTTAATTTTAGCTTGATAGCTAGATTTGTTTGATAAAGTCGCCTTCTTTTCCGCGTTTATACGAAGTTTCTGTTTGGCTGCTTCAGCTGCCCCCTCTGCCGCCTTTCTTGTAGCTTCTTTCTTAGTAAGAGCATTGTTTGCTAGTTTCAATATATTGTTCGCTGCATTCAATTGTCTTTTCATATTATTGGCTGTTTTCTTCTTAGCTTCTCTTTCAGCCTTCCGCTTAGCCGCAATTTCAGCTTCCTTCTTTCGTTGAGCCTCCTTAGCCTCTTCCTTCAGTTTCTTCTGCTTTGCTAATTGGTTCTGTATCTCCTTATTAGCGGTGATCGCCTCGTTTCTAATCGCTTTCATCTTATTGAGGTTTTGATTTTTGAAAGCACTATTAAGTCGACCCTTGAATATGGTTTTCTTGTTTCGGGGTAATTGTTTGAGTGAATTGATAACAGAAATTAACGGTTTCTTATTTTCGTTGGTAAGTTTTTCAAACACAGGGTTGTTTTCCATAGCTGGTTTGACATTGTTGTTATTGTAAATTTCGTTTACAATCTGAATCTTTGTAGCCTTGGGAGCAGGTTGTATTTTTCGTTTCTTTCCAACACGGTTACTGGCATTCACAAACGAGTTCATAACCTTTCGTTTTCTTGTAGCTTCGTTATTTTGCTTCTTTTCAACTCGGTCACTGGCATTCACAAATGAGTTGAGAACCTTCCTCTTTCTACTGTTATCAAGTTTGCGTTTTTTCTGAACGCGATCACTGGCATTTACAAATGAGTTGAGAACCTTACGCTTTTTGATTCCATCTTTTTTCTCTTCCACCTTACGAGCCTTCTCATTTGCTTCGAGTTGTTTGGCCCGTGCTTTATTGTTTGCTTCTTTCTGTTTCTCCTCTGCCTTACGAGCCTTCTCATTTGCTTCGA